ACAATGTTCGGAAAAAGGTATCCAAACTGCGTTAAGAAAAAATGAGAAACGAACCGTGGAATAATCAACTGGATAATAGAAACTATCTATCTCCAGTCGGTTTTAAATTTGTAATTACAAAAGCACCAAAAGCAGATTTTTTTTCAAACTCAGCAAATATACCAGGAATCAATCTTGGTTTTACAGAGCAACCTACTTATCTAAAAAATATACCTGTTGCTGGTGATAAACTTGTATATGATGATTTTAATCTTACATTTTTTGTAGATGAAAATCTAGAAAATTATATGCAAGTTCATAACTGGTTGAAGGGACTTGGATTTCCTGAAAGTATTCAACAATTTATTGATTTAAAAAGAGGAGATGAATATACCCCAGAAGTAGGTGCAAAGAGTGCTTTAAATGAATATTCAGATGCTACATTAATAATCTATAATAGTTCATTTAATGAGATATCAAAGGTACATTTTAAAGATGTATTTCCTGTTTCTTTATCAACTATACAGTTTGATGCAACTGCAGGAGATATTAATTATGTTACGGCCACAGCTACTTTTAAGTATTCTATATACAATATAGAAGTTATGACTTAATTTATGAATCTTGATGAAATTCAAGCATTATGGGATGAAGATTCAAAAATAGACCAAGATGAACTACATGTAGAGTCTACAAAGATTCCATCCTTACATGCAAAATATTATAAAATTTATAATAATTTAACTCTTCTTAAAAAGGTAGAAGAGATTAAATTGAAACAAGCAAAAAAAGAAAAATGGTTATATTATACTGGAAAAGCAGACCCAGAAATATACATAGATAAACCTTTTGATCATAAAGTCATAAGACAAGATATGGATATGTATCTGGGTTCAGATGATGACTTGATTAAAATTCAAAGCAAAATGGATTACTACCAAGTAATGTTAAATTATTTGGATAGTATTCTCAAGAGTATTACTAATCGAACTTATCAAATAAAAAATGCTATCGAGTGGCAAAAGTTTATTCGAGGTTACAGTGACTGACATTATCATCAAAAAGAAGAATGAAGTATATGTGACTGTGAAGGCAGAACCACATATTAATCAGGAACTATCAGATCTTTTTACATTTGATGTGCCTGGTGCAAAATTCATGCCACAATATCGTAGTAAGTACTGGGATGGTAAGATACGTTTGTATTCTCCAGCTACTGGCGAGATATATGGTGGTCTTGTTGATAAAATTGTTTCGTGGGCAAAGAAATCAGAGTATAGTTTAGAGTTTGAAAATAACCAGTTTTATGGTGCACCCTTTGAAGAGAATGAAATCATAAGTCGAGAAGGGGTCAAGGACTATATGACTCGTATCTCAAAACATAAACCAAGAAATTACCAGATAGATGCAGTTTATGATGCTCTTCGTTACAATCGTAAACTTTTAATCTCACCAACAGCATCAGGTAAATCACTGATGATTTATGCTGTTGTTAGATATTATGCAGAAAAAAATAAAAAGATACTTTTAGTTGTTCCAACTACATCATTAGTTGAACAGATGTTCAAAGATTTTCAGGACTATGGTTGGGACGCAGAAAATTATTGCCATCGAATCTATGCAGGTAAAGAGAAAACAAATGAAAATCCTGTTACAATTACAACTTGGCAATCAATCTACAAATTAAAAAGGCCATTCTTTAAAGATTTTGAAGTTGTAATTGGTGATGAAGCACATCTTTTTAAATCTAAATCACTCATAAGTATTATGACAAAGATGGATGCTGCCAAGTATAGATTTGGATTTACTGGAACTTTAGATGGCACACAGACTCATAAGTGGGTCTTAGAAGGATTGTTTGGGCCTTCTTATAAAGTGACACAGACAAGAGAACTGATTGATAAAGGGCATCTATCGAAACTTCAGATACACATATTAATCCTGAAACATAAACCAAGAAAGTTTGAAGTATATGAAGAAGAACTACAACACATAATCACACATCAGAAGAGAAATAATTTTATTAAGAATCTAGTGTTAGACTTAAAAGGTAACACTCTTGTTCTTTTTAGTCGAGTAGAGACACACGGTCAACCACTTTACGAACTCATAAATAATTCCATACAGAATGACCGCAAGGTATTTTATGTACACGGTGGTGTTGATGCCGAAGAAAGAGAACGGATCAGAGAAATCACTGAGACCGAAAAAAACGCAATCATAGTAGCATCTTATGGAACTTTCTCCACAGGAATTAACATTAAAAATCTTCACAATGTCATTTTTGCTTCTCCCTCTAAGTCAAGAATACGAAATCTTCAGTCGATTGGACGGGTTTTAAGAAAAGGAGACAGCAAGACTCAGGCAGTTCTTTATGACATTGCGGATGATATTACGCATTTGTCACGAAGAAATTACACGCTGAATCATCTTATCGAAAGAATTAAAATTTACAACGAGGAAAAATTTAATTACGAAATAGTTCAAATTGATCTGGGGGAAAAATGAGAAAGAAAAAGAAAGAAGAAAAAGAAGATTTTTTGGCAGTGATTAAATTAGTTTCTGGCGAAGAAATTATTTCAACTGTAACTCCTTGTGAAGAAAATGATCGAACTCTTTTACTCTTAGACAGTCCAGTAATGTTTGAAAATGTAATGATTCGAAATGGTGGAATGGGAGCAATTAAAGTTATTCCTTGGGTTCAAGCAGCTACTGATACAATATTAATACTCGATATGGATAAAGTAATTACCATGTCTGAAATATTTGATAAAGAAGTAATTCGTATCTACAATCGTTATCTAACTGATAAAGATAGAGAAACAAATGAATCTGTTGTTACTAAAGATATGGGATACTTATCAACTGTAACTGATGCTCGTATTTTTCTAGAGAAACTATATAAAAAGAAGAGTAGCTAATATGTCTCTTAACCCTTAACAGAGTTATTCTACACATATTTCGTTACGTTGTCAAGTCCCCATTGGCAATATTTAATATTTTGTGTTATAATTAACATAACTAGCGGAGATCGTATGAAATGCCTAGAACCAGAAAAAGGTCTGAACATTACGTAAATAACAAGGAATTTTTAAATGCAATTGTCATTTATCGTAATCAATGTAAGAGAGCAGAGGAAGCTGGTGAAGACCGACCTCGCATCACAAACTATCTTGGAGAGTGTTTCTTGAAGATAGCAACACATTTATCATATAAACCAAACTTTGTAAACTATATGTTCCGTGAGGATATGATCTGTGATGGTATTGAGAACTGTGTTCAGTATATCAAAAATTTTGATCCAGAAAAATCTTCAAACCCATTTGCTTATTTCACTCAAATCATACACTATGCATTTCTACGTCGTATACAAAAAGAAAAGCGACAAATGGATATCCGTGCTAAAATTATAGAAAGATCTGGATTTGAAGAAGTCATGTCTGCTGATGGAGACTTTAACGCATCTGATTATAACACAATTAAAGAAAACATACAAAACAAACAGTATTCATGAAGGTTGCAATTATTACGGATACACACTTTGGTGCTCGAAAGAGTAGTAAAGTTTTTCATGACTTTTTTCAAAAATTTTATGATGATATATTCTTTCCTACGCTAGAGGAGAGAGGTATTAAAACTTGCATCCATATGGGAGATGCATTTGATAATCGAAAGAATATTGATTTTTGGTCTTTAAACTGGGCAAAGAAAAATGTATATGATCGATTCCAAAAAATGGGAGTTAAAGTATATCAACTTGTTGGGAATCACGATGTATATTATAAAAATACAAATGAAATTAATGCAGTGGAATCTTTATTGGAAGATTATGATAATATAGTTTCAATTTCTTCTCCAGATACTTATAAGATTGGTAAATCAAATTTCTTTATGATACCTTGGATATGTGCTGATAATTATGATGAGACTAAAAGTAAAATTAGTCGAACAAAATCTAAAGTTGCATTTGGTCACTTAGAAATAAATGGATTCCAAGCTCATCGAGGATTTGTAATGGAACATGGAATGGATAAGGCATTCTTTGATAAATTTGAAACTGTATTTTCTGGTCATTACCATACTCGTTCAAATGATGGTAAGTTCTTTTACTTAGGTAATCCATATGAAATATATTGGAATGATGTAAATGATCGAAGAGGATTTCATATCTTTGATACAGAGACTTATGACTTTGAATTTATTGAAAATACCTACACAATTTTTAAAAAAATATATTATAATGATACA